ACCAAGGGGAGAATCAGATGGCATCGTTATATGACGAATTGCAAAAAGATTACGTAGGTCCGGAACCACTAGATTCGGTGCCGGTAACGATTCCAGTTTTATACTATCTGATCATTCTCTATCTCTATTAAGGATATTTCTAGTCTAAAGTTCAAAATGTCAAGTGTTTTAAAGACATTTGAAAGATTTACTATACAACAGGAGCTTCAGGAGCAATCTGATGACACTCCAGTACCTCTTGAGACAATCAAACCTACAATCAGGGTATTTGTCATCAATAATAATGATCCTGTCGTAAGATCTAGACTTTTATTCTTTAATCTACGAATCATTATGAGTAACACTGCAAGAGAGGGACATAGAGCTGGTGCTCTCCTCAGTCTTTTATCACTACCTTCTGCAGCTATGAGTAATCACATCAAATTAGCCATGCATTCACCAGAAGCCAGCATAGATAGAGTAGAGATAACAGGGTTTGAGAATAATTCATTCCGAGTCATTCCAGATGCTCGATCAACTATGTCCAGAGGAGAGGTGCTGGCTTTTGAAGCATTAGCTGAGGACATTCCTGATACCCTTAATCACCAAACTCCATTTGTAAATAATGATGTAGAAGATGACATATTTGATGAAACAGAGAAATTCTTAGATGTTTGCTACAGTGTGCTTATGCAGGCATGGATAGTAACATGCAAGTGTATGACTGCTCCTGATCAACCACCAGTATCAGTAGCAAAGATGGCTAAATATCAACAACAAGGGAGAATCAATGCTAGGTATGTACTACAACCTGAAGCACAAAGACTAATTCAGAATGCCATCCGCAAGTCAATGGTAGTAAGGCATTTCATGACTTATGAGCTTCAACTTTCACAATCAAGATCTTTGCTAGCAAACCGCTACTATGCTATGGTGGGAGACATTGGCAAGTACATTGAACACAGCGGAATGGGAGGATTTTTCTTAACACTTAAATATGGACTTGGAACAAGATGGCCTACATTGGCTCTTGCAGCATTTTCTGGGGAACTCCAGAAATTAAAAGCTCTCATGCTACATTATCAGAGTCTAGGACCCATGGCCAAGTACATGGCTCTATTAGAATCACCAAAACTGATGGATTTTGTCCCATCTGAATATCCATTAGATTATAGCTATGCAATGGGTATTGGAACTGTCCTTGATACAAATATGAGAAATTATGCATACGGTAGATCATATTTAAATCAGCAATATTTTCAGCTAGGAGTAGAAACAGCAAGGAAACAGCAGGGAGCTGTTGACAACAGGACAGCAGAGGACCTCGGCATGACTGCTGCAGACAAAGCAGACCTCACTGCAACCATATCAAAGCTATCCTTGTCCCAATTACCTAGGGGTAGACAACCAATATCTGACCCATTTGCTGGAGCAAATGACAGAGAAATGGGAGGACAAGCAAATGATACACCTGTGTATAACTTCAATCCAATCGATACTCGGAGGTATGACAACTATGACAGTGATGGTGAGGACAGAATTGACAACGATCAAGATCAAGCTATCAGAGAGAATAGAGGAGAGCCTGGACAACCAAACAACCAGACAAGTGACAACCAGCAGAGATTCAACCCCCCCATACCGCAAAGAACATCAGGTATGAGCAGTGAAGAGTTCCAACATTCAATGAATCAGTACATCCGTGCTATGCATGAGCAATACAGAGGCTCCCAGGATGATGATGCCAATGATGCCACAGATGGGAATGACATTTCTCTTGAGCTAGTTGGAGATTTTGATTCCTAACTCTCAATGTCATACAACCAGATATACACATCCACATCACTCAGAGATACAGCTGCCACTCACACACTCATCCAGACAAATCAAACTAGACTCACATCATTCGGAAACAATTCTCTCATAATTTAAAGAAAAAATCATAGGCCGGACGGGTTAGAAATCCGGTGCTTGTTCGTGATCAGATAACCTCCACACCAGAATCATACAATCATGGCCGAGGAACCAACATACACCACTGAGCAAGTTGATGAATTAATCCATGCTGGACTGGGAACAGTAGATTTCTTCCTATCTAGACCCATAGATGCTCAGTCTTCTTTAGGCAAAGGCAGCATCCCACCAGGTGTCACAGCTGTTCTAACTAGTGCAGCGGAGACAAAATCCAAACCAGTTGCTGCTGGTCCAGTTAAACCCAGGCGGAAGAAAGTGATCAGCAATACTACTCCATACACTATTGCAGACAATATTCCACCTGAGAAGCTACCGATCAACACTCCAATACCCAATCCATTACTTCCACTGGCACGCCCTCACGGAAAGATGACAGACATTGACATTGTCACTGGGAACATTACAGAAGGATCGTACAAAGGTGTGGAGCTTGCTAAATTAGGGAAGCAGACACTACTCACAAGGTTCACCTCGAATGAGCCAGTCTCCTCAGCTGGATCCGCCCAAGACCCCAACTTTAAGAGGGGGGGAGCTAATAGAGAAAGAGCAAGAGGCAACCATAGGAGAGAATGGAGTATTGCATGGGTCGGAGATCAGGTCAAAGTCTTCGAGTGGTGTAATCCCAGGTGTGCCCCAGTCACGGCCTCAGCTCGCAAGTTCACCTGCACATGCGGATCCTGCCCCAGCATCTGCGGAGAATGTGAAGGAGATCATTGAGCTCTTAAAGGGACTTGATCTTCGCCTTCAGACTGTAGAAGGGAAAGTAGATAAAATTCTTGCAACTTCTGCAACTATAATCAATCTTAAAAATGAAATGACTAGTCTCAAGGCGAGTGTTGCAACTATGGAAGGTATGATAACAACAATTAAAATCATGGATCCCAGTACACCAACTAATGTCCCTGTAGAGGAGATCAGAAAGAGTTTACACAATGTTCCAGTAGTAATTGCCGGTCCAACTAGTGGAGGCTTCACAGCCGAACAGGTGATATTGATTTCAATGGATGAACTAGCTAGACCTACACTCTCATCAACAAAAAGGATCACACGAAAGCCTGAATCCAAGAAAGATTTAACAGGCATAAAACTAACTTTGATGCAGCTTGCAAATGACTGCATCTCGCGTCCAGATACCAAGACTGAGTTCGTGACTAAGATTCAGGCAGCAACCACAGAATCACAGCTTAACGAAATTAAACGGTCAATAATACGCTCTGCAATATAAAATGAGGTGCAGTCACACAAGAGACACTCAACATGCATCCAATCAAGATCCAGACTCCATCCATCCAAAAACACGCCCACAATTGTCAACACCAAGAAACAACCACAGCCGAACCATGCTCAACCAAAAGACCCAAACAACACCTCACATCAATAGAAGGCTGGACATGATAAATTTAATAAAAAAAGAAAAGAAGTTAAGTAAAATTTAAAGGACACAATAGAGAAAATCTAGGTCCGAAAGCTTGCCTCTCAGACAGATCCCAAAATCATAGTCCAAACCCCAAACACAGCAGCAGACATGCCTATAATATCATTACCAGCAGATCCAACTTCACCCAGTCAATCCCTTACTCCGTTTCCAATACAACTTGACACCAAAGATGGCAAGGCAGGGAAACTCCTTAAACAGATTCGAATTAGGTATCTAAATGAGCCTAATTCTCGCCATACACCAATAACTTTCATCAATACGTATGGATTTGTTTATGCTCGAGACACTTCAGGGGGCATTCACAGTGAGATCAGCAGTGACCTAGCTGCAGGGTCCATAACAGCATGCATGATGAAGCTAGGACCTGGTCCAAATATTCAGAATGCAAATCTAGTGCTAAGATCTCTGAATGAATTCTACGTAAAAGTCAAGAAGACATCAAGCCAGAGAGAGGAAGCAGTGTTTGAATTAGTTAACATTCCAACTTTATTGAGAGAACATGCTCTTTGCAAACGCAAAATGTTAGTATGCTCTGCAGAAAAATTCCTCAAGAACCCGTCAAAGCTACAAGCTGGATTTGAGTATGTATACATACCAACTTTTGTCTCCATTACATACTCACCACGAAATCTGAATTACCAAGTGGCCAGACCTATCCTTAAGTTCAGATCACGCTTTGTGTATAGCATTCATTTGGAATTAATCCTGAGATTGCTATGCAAATCTGACTCCCCCTTGATGAAATCCTACAATGCAGACAGAACAGGTCGGGGATGCCTCGCATCAGTCTGGATCCATGTATGTAACATTCTGAAAAACAAAAGCATCAAGCAACAAGGCAGAGAATCATATTTCATAGCTAAGTGCATGAGCATGCAGCTGCAGGTGTCCATTGCAGATCTTTGGGGACCAACAATCATAATCAAATCATTGGGTCACATCCCCAAGACTGCACTTCCTTTTTTCAGCAAAGATGGGATTGCCTGTCATCCATTACAAGATGTTTCCCCTAATCTAGCAAAATCACTGTGGTCAGTTGGATGTGAGATAGAATCTGCCAAGTTGATACTTCAAGAATCTGATCTTAATGAGCTAATGGGCCACCAGGACCTTATCACTGATAAGATTGCCATTAGATCAGGTCAACGGACATTTGAGAGGTCCAAATTCAGCCCATTCAAAAAATATGCATCAATTCCAAACTTGGAAGCCATCAACTGAATGCTCCAGCATCTGAGAATAGAACCACAATCAAGTCATACTACTAGTCACTATACAATAATCAACAATTTTAGTCAACTGATTACCAAGATGTTATCATAGGTCCGAACTGATCAATCTAACAAAAAAACTAAACGTTCCACAATAAATCAACGTTCAGGCCAAAATATTCAGCCATGCATCACCTGCATCCAATGATAGTATGCATCTTTGTTATGTACACTGGAATTGTAGGTTCAGATGCCATTGCTGGAGATCAACTACTTAATATAGGGGTCATTCAATCAAAGATAAGATCACTCATGTACTATACTGATGGTGGTGCTAGCTTTATTGTTGTAAAATTGCTACCTAATCTTCCCCCAAGCAATGGAACATGCAACATCACCAGTCTAGATGCATATAATGTTACCCTATTTAAGTTACTAACACCCCTGATTGAGAACCTGAGTAAAATTTCCACTGTTACAGATACCAAAACCCGCCAAAAACGATTTGCAGGAGTAGTTGTTGGACTTGCTGCATTAGGAGTAGCCACAGCCGCACAAATAACTGCAGCTGTAGCAATAGTGAAAGCTAATGCAAATGCTGCTGCGATAAACAATCTTGCATCTTCAATTCAATCCACCAACAAGGCAGTATCCGATGTGATAGATGCATCAAGAACAATTGCAACCGCAGTTCAAGCAATTCAGGATCGCATCAATGGAGCTATTGTTAATGGGATAACATCTGCATCATGCCGTGCCCATGATGCACTCATTGGGTCAATATTAAATCTTTATCTCACTGAGCTTACCACAATATTTCATAATCAAATAACAAACCCTGCGCTGACACCACTCTCCATCCAAGCTTTAAGAATCCTCCTCGGTAGCACCTTGCCAATTGTCATTGAGTCCAAACTCAACACAAACTTCAACACAGCAGAGCTGCTCAGTTCCGGACTGTTAACTGGTCAAATAATTTCCATTTCCCCAATGTACATGCAAATGCTAATTCAAATCAATGTTCCGACATTTATAATGCAACCCGGTGCGAAGGTAATTGATCTAATTGCTATCTCCGCAAACCATAAATTGCAAGAAGTGGTTGTACAAGTTCCGAATAGGATTCTAGAGTATGCAAATGAACTACAAAATTACCCAGCCAATGACTGTGTCGTGACACCGAACTCTGTATTTTGTAGATACAATGAGGGTTCCCCTATCCCTGAATCACAATATCAATGCTTGAGGGGGAATCTTAATTCTTGCACTTTTACCCCTATTATCGGGAACTTTCTTAAGCGATTCGCATTTGCTAATGGTGTGCTCTATGCCAACTGCAAATCTTTGCTATGTAGGTGTGCCGACCCCCCCCATGTTGTATCCCAGGATGATACCCAAGGCATCAGCATAATTGATATTAAGAGATGCTCTGAGATGATGCTTGACACTTTTTCATTTAGGATCACATCTACTTTCAATGCTACGTACGTGACAGACTTCTCAATGATTAATGCAAATATTGTACATCTAAGTCCTCTAGATTTGTCAAATCAAATCAATTCAATAAACAAATCTCTTAAAAGTGCTGAGGATTGGATTGCAGATAGCAACTTCTTTGCTAATCAAGCCAGGACAGCCAAGACACTTTATTCACTAAGTGCAATAGCATTAATACTATCAGTGATTACTTTGGTTGTCGTGGGATTGCTGATTGCCTACATCATCAAGCTGGTTTCTCAAATCCATCAATTCAGATCGCTAGCTGCTACAACAATGTTCCACAGGGAAAATCCTGCCTTCTTTTCCAAGAATAACCATGGAAACATATATGGGATATCTTAAGAAATCTATCACAAGTCTATATATGTCCACAATTGACCCTTAAGAACCAACTTCCAACGATTATCCGTTAAATTTAAGTATAATAGTTTAAAAATTAACATTAAGCCTCCAGATACCAATGAATATGAATATATCTCTTAGAAAACCTGATTATTATGTGATAGCGTAGTACAATTTAAGAAAAAACCTAAAATAAGCACGAACCCTTAAGGTGTCGTAACGTCTCGTGACACCGGGTTCAGTTCAAATATCGACCTCTAACCCAATTTAACACCCATTCTTATATAAGAACACAGTATAATTTAATCACAAAAGACCTCAAAAACTGACACAGCTTGATCCACTCAACATATAATTGTAAGATTAATAATAATGGAAGATTACAGCAATCTATCTCTTAAATCAATTCCTAAAAGGACATGTAGAATCATTTTCCGAACTGCCACAATTCTTGGAATATGCACATTGATTGTTCTATGTTCAAGTATTCTTCATGAGATAATTCATCTTGATGTTTCCTCTGGTCTCATGGATTCCGATGATTCACAGCAAGGCATTATTCAGCCTATTATAGAATCATTAAAATCATTAATTGCTTTGGCTAACCAGATTCTGTACAATGTTGCAATAATAATTCCTCTTAAAATTGACAGTATCGAGACTGTAATATTCTCTGCTTTAAAGGATATGCATACTGGGAGCATGTCCAACACCAACTGTACACCCGGAAATCTGCTTCTGCATGATGCAGCGTACATCAATGGAATAAACAAATTCCTTGTACTTAAATCATACAATGGGACGCCTAAATATGGACCTCTCCTAAATATTCCCAGCTTTATCCCCTCAGCAACATCTCCCAACGGGTGCACTAGAATACCATCATTTTCACTCATTAAGACCCATTGGTGTTACACTCACAATGTAATGCTTGGAGATTGCCTCGATTTCACGACATCTAATCAGTATTTAGCAATGGGGATAATACAACAATCTGCTGCAGCATTTCCAATCTTCAGGACTATGAAAACCATTTACCTAAGTGATGGAATCAATCGCAAAAGCTGTTCAGTCACTGCTATACCAGGAGGTTGTGTCTTGTATTGCTATGTAGCTACAAGATCTGAGAAAGAAGATTATGCCACAACTGATCTAGCTGAACTGAGACTTGCTTTCTATTATTATAATGATACCTTTATTGAAAGAGTCATATCTCTTCCAAATACAACAGGGCAATGGGCCACAATCAATCCTGCAGTTGGAAGCGGGATCTATCATCTAGGCTTTATCTTATTTCCTGTATATGGTGGTCTCATAAGTGGGACTCCTTCCTACAACAAGCAGTCCTCACGCTATTTTATCCCAAAACATCCCAACATAACCTGTGCCGGTAACTCCAGCGAACAGGCTGCAGCAGCACGGAGTTCCTATGTAATCCGTTATCACTCAAACAGGTTGATTCAGAGTGCTGTTCTTATTTGCCCATTGTCTGACATGCACACAGCAAGGTGTAATCTAGTTATGTTTAACAATTCTCAAGTCATGATGGGTGCAGAAGGTAGGCTCTATGTTATTGACAATAATTTGTATTATTATCAACGTAGTTCCTCTTGGTGGTCTGCATCGCTTTTTTACAGGATCAATACAGATTTTTCTAAAGGAATTCCTCCTATCATTGAGGCTCAATGGGTACCGTCCTATCAAGTTCCCCGTCCTGGAGTCATGCCATGCAATGCAACAAGTTTTTGCCCTGCTAATTGCATCACAGGGGTGTACGCAGATGTGTGGCCGCTTAACGATCCAGAACCCACATCACAAAATGCTCTGAATCCCAACTATCGATTTGCTGGAGCCTTTCTCAGAAATGAGTCCAACCGAACCAATCCCACATTCTACACTGCATCAGCCAGCGCCCTACTAAATACTACCGGATTCAACAACACCAATCACAAAGCAGCATATACGTCTTCAACCTGCTTTAAGAATACTGGAACTCAAAAGATTTATTGTTTGATAATAATTGAAATGGGCTCATCTCTTTTAGGGGAGTTCCAAATAATACCATTTCTAAGGGAACTAATACCTTAATACTATTGAATGAAGACTCCAGATTCAATAATAATTGAAAGGCTCTCTATCTTATGCAATAGTTATACGTTTTGGCTGTATTAGAATGTTATAGATTCTGCTGTTTTTCCCATATGAAGCAATCCTTCAACACCGACTTAGGTTCAATTTTCTCATCATTTACTGTTGTAATTCAATCTTACTAAAGTTATTCCGATATTTAAGAAAAAATAACCTTTATATAATGTAACAATACTATTAAGATTATGATATAGGCCAGAATGGCGGCCTCTTCTGAGATACTCCTTCCTGAAGTCCACTTGAACTCACCAATAGTCAAACACAAACTCATATACTACTTATTACTAGGGCACTTCCCGCATGATCTTGACATTTCTGAAATAAGCCCCCTTCACAATAATGATTGGGATCAAATTGCCAGAGAAGAATCCAATCTTGCTGAACGACTTGGAGTAGCTAAATCTGAATTAATTAAACGTGTGCCCGCATTTAGAGCAACTAGATGGCGTAGTCATGCAGCCGTCCTTATATGGCCTTCTTGTATACCATTTCTTGTTAAATTCCTACCTCATTCTAAGCTTCAACCAGTAGAACAATGGTACAAGTTGATCAATGCTTCATGTAATACTATATCTGACTCAATTGATAGATGTATGGAGAATATTTCTATTAAGCTTACTGGGAAAAACAATCTATTCTCTCGATCCAGAGGAACTGCAGGTGCAGGTAAAAACAGTAAAATCACCCTCAATGATATCCAATCTATTTGGGAATCAAACAAGTGGCAACCTAATGTATCTTTATGGCTTACAATTAAATACCAAATGCGACAACTTATAATGCATCAAAGTTCTCGTCAGCCGACTGATTTAGTTCACATTGTTGACACACGATCTGGTCTAATAGTTATCACCCCTGAACTTGTTATTTGTTTTGATCGGTTAAATAGTGTTTTAATGTATTTTACATTTGAGATGACTTTAATGGTAAGTGACATGTTTGAGGGAAGGATGAATGTCACCGCTCTCTGCACTATTAGTCATTACTTATCTCCACTAGGGCCAAGGATAGATAGATTGTTTTCCATTGTAGATGAATTAGCACAACTATTAGGTGACACTGTATATAAAGTTATTGCATCTCTTGAATCTTTAGTATATGGGTGTCTACAACTTAAAGATCCAGTAGTGGAATTAGCAGGGTCATTTCATTCCTTTATTACACAAGAGATTATAGATATCCTAATTGGTTCAAAAGCCCTTGATAAGGATGAATCAATAACTGTTACTACACAATTGTTAGATATATTTTCCAACCTTTCTCCAGATTTAATTGCTGAGATGTTGTGTCTCATGAGACTTTGGGGTCATCCCACTCTTACTGCTGCGCAAGTGGGTAAAGTGAGAGAATCTATGTGTGCAGGTAAGTTACTTGATTTCCCTACAATAATGAAAACTCTTGCTTTTTTCCACACAATTTTAATTAATGGTTACCGTAGAAAGAAAAATGGAATGTGGCCTCCACTTATACTTCCTAAAAATGCATCAAAAAGCTTAATAGAATTTCAACATGATAATGCTGAAATATCTTACGAATATACACTCAAGCATTGGAAAGAGATATCTCTCATAGAATTTAGAAAGTGCTTTGACTTTGATCCTGGTGAGGAGCTAAGCATTTTTATGAAAGACAAGGCAATAAGTGCTCCAAGAAGTGATTGGATGAGTGTATTTCGTAGAAGTCTAATAAAACAACGACATCAGAGACATCATATTCCTATGCCCAATCCATTTAATAGACGTCTATTACTCAATTTCTTAGAAGATGACAGTTTTGATCCAGTTGCCGAGCTTCGATATGTTACCGGTGGTGAATATCTCCAAGATGACACATTTTGTGCATCTTACTCATTAAAAGAGAAAGAAATAAAACCAGATGGAAGGATATTTGCTAAGCTTACTAATAGAATGCGGTCCTGTCAAGTAATTGCGGAAGCAATTCTCGCAAATCATGCAGGTACTCTAATGAAGGAAAACGGAGTTGTCTTGAATCAATTATCACTGACTAAATCATTGCTTACTATGAGTCAAATTGGCATAATATCAGAAAAGGCGAAGAGATATACGCGAGATAACATCTCATCCCAAGGTTTCCATACAATCAAGACTGATTCTAAAAATAAGAGGAAAAGCAAAACTGCATCATCATACCTCACAGATCCTGATGATACATTTGAACTTAGTGCATGTTTTATAACTACTGATCTTGCTAAATACTGTCTTCAATGGAGATATCAGACCATAATCCATTTTGCTCGAACATTAAACAGAATGTATGGAGTTCCACATTTATTTGAATGGATTCATCTTCGTTTAATTAGATCTACATTATATGTTGGTGATCCATTCAATCCTCCTGCCGCAACTGATGCTTTCGATCTAGATAAAGTATTAAATGGTGATATCTTTATAGTCTCCAAGGGAGGTATTGAAGGCCTATGTCAGAAAATGTGGACAATGATCTCTATTTCTGTGATCATCCTCTCTTCAGCCGAATCCAAAACAAGAGTAATGAGCATGGTTCAAGGAGATAATCAGGCGATTGCAGTTACAACAAGAGTTCCTAGATCATTACCTAGTATTCAGAAAAAGGAGTTAGCCTATGCAGCAAGCAAGTTATTTTTTGAAAGACTTAGGGCAAATAATTATGGGTTGGGTCATCAGCTAAAGGCTCAAGAAACTATAATAAGTTCCACGTTCTTCATATATAGTAAACGGGTATTTTATCAAGGACGTATACTAACACAGGCACTCAAAAATGCTAGCAAGTTATGTCTTACTGCAGATGTATTAGGTGAATGTACTCAAGCTTCCTGTTCAAATTCTGCTACTACCATCATGAGATTAACAGAAAATGGGGTTGAGAAAGATACATGTTATAAGCTTAATATTTATCAGTCCATTCGTCAACTCACATATGATCTAATATTTCCCCAATACTCCATACCAGGTGAAACTATAAGTGAGATTTTCCTACAGCATCCAAGACTAATCTCACGTATTGTTCTGCTCCCTTCACAGCTAGGTGGTCTTAATTACCTCGCATGTAGCAGATTATTTAACCGCAATATCGGAGATCCTCTTGGTACAGCTGTGGCAGATCTCAAGAGGTTAATTAAATGTGGTGCTCTTGAATCATGGATACTGTATAATTTACTAGCAAGAAAACCAGGGAAAGGTTCATGGGCAACTTTAGCAGCCGATCCATACTCATTGAATCAAGAATATCTTTATCCTCCTACTACTATACTTAAAAGACATACTCAAAATACTTTAATGGAGATATGTCGGAATCCTATGTTAAAGGGAGTTTTTACAGATAATGCAAAAGAGGAGGAAAATCTCCTTGCAAAATTTCTTCTTGATCGTGATATAGTATTGCCAAGAGTTGCACACATTATAATAGATCAATCTAGCATCGGAAGGAAGAAACAGATACAAGGATTTTTTGACACCACAAGGACCATAATGAGACGATCATTTGAAATCAAACCACTCTCAACTAAGAAGACTCTTTCAGTCATAGAATATAATACTAATTACTTATCTTATAACTACCCTGTCATACTTAATCCTTTACCTATTCCTGGATATTTAAATTATATTACTGACCAAACTTGCAGTATTGATATATCTAGAAGTTTAAGAAAATTATCATGGTCTTCTTTATTGAATGGAAGAACTTTAGAAGGATTAGAAACTCCAGATCCAATTGAAGTTGTCAATGGTTTCTTGATTGTAGGTACAGGAGATTGTGATTTTTGTATGCAGGGTGACGACAAATTTACTTGGTTCTTTTTACCTATGGGGATAATTATTGATGGAAATCCTGAAACTAATCCACCCATCAGAGTTCCATACATTGGGTCTAGAACAGAGGAAAGAAGAGTTGCATCAATGGCATATATTAAAGGTGCCACACACAGTTTGAAGGCTGCTCTTAGAGGCGCAGGGGTATATATTTGGGCATTCGGGGATACTGTAGTGAACTGGAATGATGCACTTGATATCGCAAATACTAGGGTTAAGATATCCCTAGAGCAACTTCAGACCCTTACACCTCTTCCTACATCTGCAAACATTACACACCGTTTAGATGATGGAGCCACAACACTTAAATTCACTCCAGCTAGTTCCTATGCATTTTCTAGTTATACTCATATATCAAATGATCAACAATATTTAGAAATAGATCAGAGAGTAGTCGATTCTAATATTATTTATCAACAATTAATGATAACAGGACTTGGGATTATTGAGACCTACCATAACCCACCTATAAGGACTTCTACACAAGAAATCACTCTCCATTTGCACACTAGCTCATCTTGTTGTGTTAGAAGTGTAGATGGTTGCCTTATATGTGAGAGCAATGGAGAGGTTCCTCAGATCACTGTTCCCTATACTAATACATTTGTATATGATCCTGATCCACTAGCAGATTATGAGATTGCACACCTAGATTATCTCTCCTACCAAGCTAAAATTGGAAGTACAGATTACTACTCACTCACTGATAAAATTGACCTATTAGCACATTTAACTGCAAAACAAATGATAAACTCAATAATTGGGTTAGATGAAACAGTATCAATTGTCAATGATGCGGTTATCCTATCTGACTATACTAATAACTGGATTAGTGAATGTTCTTATACTAAGATAGATTTAGTTTTTAAATTAATGGCATGGAATTTCCTTCTTGAGCTTGCATTCCAGATGTACTACTTAAGGATATCATCTTGGACAAATATATTTGACTATACTTATATGACTTTGCGCAGGATACCCGGAACTGCTCTAAATAATATTGCAGCTACTATTAGCCATCCAAAATTATTAAGACGTGCAATGAATCTTGATATTATCACTCCTATACATGCACCGTATTTAGCTTCATTAGATTATGTCAAATTAAGTATTGATGCAATTCAGTGGGGAGTTAAACAAGTTCTTGCTGATTTATCAAATGGAATTGATCTTGAAATCTTGATTCTTTCAGAGGATTCAATGGAAATTAGTGATAGGGCAATGAATCTCATTGCTAGAAAACTAACTCTCCTTGCACTTGTTAAAGGTGAGAACTATACTTTTCCAAAAATTAAAGGGATGCCACCAGAAGAAAAGTGTTTAGTCTTAACTGAATATCTAGCAATGTGTTATCAAAATACTCATCACTTAGATCCAGATCTTCAAAAGTATTTATATAATCTAACTAATCCAAAATTGACTGCATTTCCCAGTAACAACTTCTACTTAACTAGAAAAATCCTTAATCAAATTAGAGAATCAGACGAAGGACAATATATTATCACCTCATATTATGAATCCTTCGAACAATTAGAAACAGATATAATTCTTCACTCTACTTTAACTGCTCCTTATGATAATTCAGAAAACTCTAACAAAGTTCGATTTATCCCTTTCGACATCTTTCCACATCCAGAATCTCTCGAGAAATATCCTCTTCCAGTTGATCATGACTCTCAATCTGCAATTTCAACACTAATTCCAGGCCCTCCTTCTCATCATGTATTACGACCACTAGGAGTGTCATCCACAGCTTGGTATAAAGGGATAAGTTATTGTAGATACCTAGAAACACAAAAGATACAGACTGGTGATCATCTTTATTTAGCCGAAGGAAGCGGTGCTTCAATGTCACTTCTAGAACTCTTATTTCCAGGAGATACTGTCTATTATAATAGTCTTTTTAGTAGTGGAGAGAATCCTCCACAGAGAAACTATGCCCCTCTTCCAACTCAATTTGTACAGAGTGTTCCATATAAATTGTGGCAAGCTGATCTTGCTGATGATAGCAATTTGATAAAAGATTTTGTCCCATTATGGAATGGAAACGGTGCAGTTACAGACTTATCAACAAAGGATGCAGTTGCATTCATAATACATAAAGTAGGAGCAGAGAAAGCATCCCTTGTCCATATAGATCTCGAATCAACTGCTAATATAAATCAGCAAACTCTGTCCAGATCCCAGATTCATTCATTAATTATAGCAACTACTGTTCTTAAGAGGGGTGGGATATTAATTTATAAAACATCATGGCTTCCGTTTTCTAGGTTTAGTCAACTAGCAGGTCTACTTTGGTGCTTCTTTGACCGGATCCATCTAATACGTAGTAGCTATTCTGATCCTCACAGTCATGAGGTTTATCTTGTATGTAGACTTGCCGCAGATTTTAGAACTATCGGTTTCAGTGCAGCTCTAGTAACTGCTACTACTCTTCACAATGACGGATTCACAACAATACATCCTGATGTTGTTTGTAGTTATTGGCAACACCATCTTGAAAATGTTGGGAGAGTCGGAAAAGTAATTGATGAGATACTTGATGGTTTAGCCACCAACTTCTTCGCAGGAGATAATGGGCTTATTCTAAGATGTGGAGGAACTCCAAGCTCCAGAAAATGGTTAGAGATTGACCAGTTAGCATCATTTGATTTGGTTCAAGATGCTCTGGTTACACTTATCACTATACACCTAAAGGAAATTATAGAAGTGCAGTCATCACATACAGAGGATTATACATCTCTCCTCTTCACACCTTATAATATTGGTGCAGCAGGGAAAGTCAGAACTATCATCAAATTAATTCTAGAACGATCTTTAATGTATACAGTCCGAAATTGGTTAGTTTTACCCAGTTCCATCCGGGATTCTGTACGACAAGATTTAGAATTAGGGTCATTTAGATTAATGTCTATTTTAAGTGAACAGACATTTCTTAAAAAGACACCCACAAAAAAATACTTACTTGATCAGCTTACAAGGACATATATATCAACCTTCTTTAACTCTCACTCAGTCCTTCCCCTCCACCGTCCATATCAAAAACAAATATGGAAAGCCTTAGGTAGTGTAATATATTGTTCGGAGACAGTTGATATACCTCTAATTAAAGACATTCAGATAGAAGATATTAATGATTTTGAAGATATCGAGAGGGGTATCGATGGCGAAGAATTATGACAACAATGATTATAAGAACTCATGATAGTTTTATTTAAGAAAAACATATTGATTTTCCCCTTGGT